TCAGAAGAAAAAGAAATCCTATGCAACGCGCTAGCTTCCCTAAACGAAGCTCTCAATTATTTCAGTGAGCTTAGTGATGATGAAAAGCATGCTGATATTTATTGGGAAATTAAAGATGTTTCGGATGTGTTGAGTAAGAGAATTGGGGAGGTAGAATGATGATTAAGTCTTATAAATTTGATAACGGTAAATATGAAATTCTGGCAGCAGACGATGGAAGCTCTCTTAACGCATATCGTTATGGGGAACTCTGGCAGAACATGACTGGTGACAACCTGACAGCGGCTATGTTGTATGAAATTGATAAGCTGAAAGAGTACATTGAACATTTGGAGAAATGTGTATGACCACACCACAACCAGCAACACTAGTTTTGAAAGTAATTTCTATCGATGACCTCGGCGTAAACATCGTTGAGCTTCCAGCAGGCACCTATCTTATTGATGGGGAAGTTGTCAGTCACGGTGGATGGAATTCTTACAACACAAAGCATCAGATTAGTGCTAAGGATATTGAGAATATTCGTGCTGTTCATAAGACTAATATCCTTGTTGAATACGTTATGGCTGTAGACGATGGTTCAGGCGATTCTATGCCTGTGGAGTCCTACAATCGTATCAAGAAAGAGCTTATGGCCGATTGCACAGAAGATGAAGATGGTGACATCGATTGGAACAATTTGGATTCAGAGTTTGCATATCGTAAATTTGTATCTTTCTGGAAACCTAAATACAAAGAAGAAACTACATACTCCGAACCTCTTCTGATTGATCGTAGCCACATTCGTCAAGACTCTGGCAACCCTTACATTGTTGCAGGCTTTCTCACTGGACGTTCTGACGTTCCTTTGTACAGCTATTCTCGTTCCAATGCTGTCGCATCTATGCTGGCTAAGAAGTTTGAAAGCCTCGGTATGGAATTTAAGGAAGGGCTGAGCTACGGAGCTACAGAAGGTAAGAAAGTCTGGGGTAATTCTAGTCATTCTGGTCTTGAGTATGTGACAGCTTTTGGCAAGTATATTATTGGCAAGAATCTTGTCCCTAAAACAAGAGGTGAGTTTAAAGGATCATTTGAACACCTTGAAAAGATTTACAAAGAAGATCAGCAATGGATTGAGGATTTGATTCAAGTGGGTTATAATCTTCACTTCAGGAATGAGGGGGCTTCAAGTGTGTTGTTGGGTGATGTTTATAGTGGGATCAAGACTTGTATTAATTATGTGAATACAATGGAATGCAAAGTGAAGAGTGAGACTAGTAAGCGTAGTGCGCTTGCACAGTTGAATAAGTTGCTTGATACAGTTAATGTGGAGATTTTGAAATGAGCGTCCTAGACATCAAGAAAGGTTACAGACACATTAGTCCTGAAGAACTCCGCTCAGCGGCATATTCGGGGATAGTTTATTGTGGATCGTTGGACCTCAGTGACTTCTTGGAATATCTGTTCCAAGGGATGTACAGTGAACAAGACTTGAAAGAAGCCTTTGAGGAAGGTAAGAAGGAAGCACAGGATAGCGAGATTAGTATTTGTTCAGAGTGTGAAGAAGAGATTTATGGATAGGCAAGGATTACTATCTCTTGCTATCCTTGAAGCAATTGGGTAGAATGGTTGGCTGAATATAAAACAAATTGAATTGGAGGGGGATTAGTTGGCTGACTATATTCTAGGTAAAAACCCATGTCCAAAGTGCAGGCGACAGGGAAATGACAGGGCGGGCAACAACTTCCATTTCTACGGAGAAGGTCTTGGGGGTTATTGCTTCGTTTGTGAATGGACTCTCCCATCTGATGCTTGGTTGGAAGAGAATGGTGAAATTAAAGATGAAGAAGAGGAGTATGTAGTGGGTAGCTATTTTGATCTAGAAGTTAATGAGAAAATTAAGAAACAAACTGGTGTGGACTCTAAGTCCTACCGTGGTATTCTGACAGAGACTTCACGGTCTTTGGGAGTTCGCTATAGTTATAGTGAAGAGGATGGTAGCGTTGTTTCTAGCTATTATCCAACAACACAGGATTACGAACTCACGGGGTATAAGGTTCGTCACCACCCTAAGCGGTTCGAGGCTGTTGGGGAAACTGGGGCAGATTGTGAACTGTTCATGCAATTTGCATTTAAAAACACAACTGAACAGTGGGTATTGATTGCTGCTGGTGAAGTTGATGCGCTCAGTGCTTATCAGATGATTGCAGCACACCAGAAATCAAAAGGGTACGAACCAACACCTGTTGTAAGCGCAACTATTGGTGAATCAGGCAGTCATAAGCAGATTCAGAAACAATATGAATGGCTGTCTCGATTTTCTAAGATCATTATTTGTCCAGATCAAGATGAGGCCGGTAAGAAAGCAGTAGATAAGATTGCAAAGGTTTTGCCCAAAGGTAAAGTTTTTGTTATGAATTTGCCTATGAAAGATATAAATGAAATGTTGGTTGCTGGTAAACAACGGCAATTTATCAGTTGCTTCTTGGGCGCTTCAGCATACGTCCCGAGTGGTATCGTTGGCAGTGACCAATTGTTGGACAAGATTAAAGAAGCGGCGGTAGTGCCCAAGATCCCACTACCACCCTTTATGCATCGTTTGCAAGGGCTGATGGCTGGTGGGATTCCGCTTGGAGTTACTTTGTGCTTGGGGAGTGCCAGTGGTCAAGGTAAGTCAACCTTTGTTGAAGAGATTACACACTACATGATTTTCAACAGTCCACACCGAGTTGGTGTTGTGTCTCTTGAATCTGATTGTGCTCAATATGGCACTAAGCTTCTTTCACGTCATATTGGTAAAAAGATTGACCTGATTGATAATGATGAATACAAGGTTGATTTCTTGAATTCTGATGAAATTCGGCAAAAGTCAGAGGAGCTATTTAAATATCCAGACGGCACACCACGGTTCCATCTGATTGAGGAACGTGATGGTAGTTTGGAAAGTATGAAAGAATTGATCATGCAACTTGTTGTATCTTGTGATTGCCGAGTAATTATCTTGGACCCATTGCAAGACTTGTTGGATGCTCAGCCACTGGATGTTCAATCTGGATTTATGAGCTGGATTAAGGGGATGATGAAGAGTCACGGTGTTACATTCATTCTAGTAAATCATCTGCGTAAGAGTAGTGGTGGCTCCAAGGCAAACAGTACCGGGGCAGATATTCACGAAGAAGATTTTATGGGACATTCTTCAATCTTCAAGAGTAGTGCATGTAACCTGTTGTTCGTTCGGAATAAAGAAGCAGAAAACGATTTCGAGAGGAACGTAACTACGATGAAAATGACAAAGTGTCGTTGGACTGGCCGTACTTCTCCGGCTGCTGGTAAATATTATTACGATAATGAAACGCATACTCTCCATGATTTGGAAGATTATTTGATTAAAAATCCACAACTACAGGAGTTCTGATGTTATATGCAGTTTGTAAAAAGATATAAATTGGCAAAAGGGAGAAACAAAGAGAATTTCTCAGCTTCACCAGATAAGTACCCACAAGGTTATTTTAAGGATAAGCCTTGCCGTGAATGTAAGGATGAGTTTTCTCCAATAGCACCAAGCCACATGTATTGTAGTGATGAATGCGCAGCGGTTGCACATGACAGAGCAAGGATGCTAAAATCCTATAACCTATCACTTGAAGACTATAACAAGATGGTTGAGGAACATGCAGGCAACTGTGCAATTTGTGGTGGCCAGGGTTTTGAGTTGGCACCGGGACAGAAACTACTGTTAGTTATTGATCATTGTCATAAAAGTGGTGCAGTACGCGGTCTTTTATGTCATAATTGCAATCGTGGTTTAGGTTTATTCAAAGATAATATTGAATCACTTAAGACAGCCATTAAATATTTAGAAAAGGACGGGTAATGAAAAAGATTTACAACTGGAACAAGGCAACAGTTGCTGACCTTGAAAGTGATGCACTCTTACGTGAAGCAACCAAAATTCATGTGCTGTGCTGCGAAATGATTAATGGTAAAGCTGTTAGTATTAAGGGCAGCGACACCCAACGAATCAAAGCTTTCTTTCAACATCACATTGATAACGAAATTCCAGTTGTATTTCATAATGGTACAACATTCGATATCGTGTTAGTTGAAAAACTGCTCGGCATTGATTTGTCTAAGCTTATGCTCATCGACAGTTTGGCGATTTCTTGGTATCTCAATTTTAGTCGTATGAAACATGGTCTTGGAACATTCCATGAAGATTATGGTATTGAAAAACCTGCTGTAGATGATTGGGAAAATCTGACATACGAAGAATACGAACACCGTTGTAAAGAAGACGTACGCATCAACGTTGCCTTGTGGAACGACCTTAAAGCACGTCTGATTGATATCTATACAATTGCACAGAAAGAAATTGATTCTGGCAATGTTGGCGGTAAGCGGATGTTTGAAGGTGAAGAAATTTATCTTGATCAGTATGTAGGTGGTTCTGTAGAAGAAGCTATTGATCGTCTACTTACTTTCCTTATGTTCAAGATGGATTGTGCTCGACTTCAGGAAGATACAGGCTGGGAAGTTGACACTGAACTTCTTGAAAGCTCTATTGCTGAACTTACTGTTGAGGGTGAAAAAGCTAGGCAAGAACTTGAATCAGTAATGCCTGTAGTCCCTAAGTATGCCGATAGAAAAGTACCCGCAAAACCATTTAAAAAGAATGGTGATCTATCTGCCTCGGGTGAAGCTTGGAAAGAGATTCAAACCCTAATTTCTGCCGAAACAAAGGATGAACATGGACACCCAATGGTTAAGGATTCAACCAAAGATGGTGTGGTAAAACTTCTGATTGGTTATGAAGAGCCCAATGGCAACAGCCCAGAACAGATTAAAGCTTTTCTGTATTCAAAGGGCTGGGTTCCTCAAACATTCAAGTACGAACGTGATGATGAAGCTTTTAACAAATGGATTGCAACAAAACCAAGAGAAGGAGCTAACCATCAAGCTTGGAACAACTGGAAGGCTGCACGTCCAGAAGACCGGGCAATTCCACAAATCACTGTTGCTGGTGATGGGGGAAAAGAGTTGTGTCCATCCCTTGAGGAGCTGGCTGAAGAAGTTCCTGAGATTCGTGTTTATGCAAAGTATTGTGTACTGAAACACCGCCTTGGTGTGTTGAATGGCTTCAAGCGAGACTTGTATAATGGTAAACTTCAGGCACGTATTAACGGATTCACCAATACTTTAAGGGTACAACATGCTGAAATTGTAAACCTAGCTGGGGTAGACAAGCTTTATGGTATGATTGTTCGGGGTGTTTTGGTCGCTGGTGAGGGTAAGACTAGTGTAGGATCGGACCTTTCGAGCCTCGAGGACCGTTGTAAACATCACCTCATGCTGCCTCATGATCCTGAGTACGTGGCTACAATGCAAGAGGATGACTTTGATCCACACATTCTTATGGCTCTGACAGCAGGTATGGTTACACAGGAAGAGTTTGACCAGTTTAAACTTGGTAATAAGTCTAGCAATGCCAAGGCTGCACGTAAAAAGGGTAAGACCACAAACTATGCTTCTGTTTACAATGCTGGTGCTGCAAAGATCGCGCAAGCTGCCGATGTTCCTTTGAAAGAGGGTAAACTTCTTCATGAGGCATATTGGAAACTGAACTGGTCTGTTAAAGCAATTGCGGAGGAACAGTGTGTAATCAAAGATAGCCGTGGGAACAAGTGGTTGGTAAACCCAATCAACGGTTTCTGTTATGCTTTGCGTAAAGAGTCTGATCGGTTCTCTACACTTGCCCAAGGCAGCGGTAGTTTTTTCTTTGATATGTGGGTTGATGAAATCCTTGATATGATGTATGCTAAGTACGGTAAGAAGACACTCACAGCCTGTTTTCATGACGAAAATGTCTTTGTAATCAAGGACTTACAGAAGTATCGTGACGAGTTTAAAGAGATTATTGGAAAGGCTATTGACATTGTTAACGAAAAGTATAAACTACGTCGGAAGCTTGGATGTGAAACACAATTTGGCTATCGATATTCCCAGATCCACTGATGTAAAATAATTTAAAAACACCCCTTGACGACACACTGAAATAGGCGCATACTGTTACCTGACGAAATAAAAGGAGAGAAGAAATGAAAATTGAACAGCAAACTAAGAAATTTACACCAGTAACCCTCACACTTGAAACTCAAGAAGAGTTGGATTTCTTTACTGAGGTGATGTACCGTGTAGGTGGAGATGTAGTTTATAAACTATTCGGTAGTCCACGAAATATTATGGGCCAACTTGAATCTGCTGGTGGTGTAGTAAAAGATAATGGTAAATCAACTGGCAGTGTCCATATTAACTGAGGAGAAACAAAATGAGCAAAATTCGCTACGAATATGAAGTTGTCATCGGTGATGGTGTATTCAACTTCCAACGAGACAATCGCCAATCCGCACGAGACACAATGAAAGAATGGAAAGAATCTGGATTTGATGCTAAGATTGTGCAGCGTAAATATGAATTGATTACTGAGAAGAGTGTTCGATAACATGCGAGACACAACTATTCTGAATATGATTGCAAAACGTTGGGCTGATGACTTGATTGAAAGTTGGCAACCTGAATACGGAGCTTGGGATGATCTTGCAGAACGAGAAGACCTAACAGATGAAGAACTTGAATACCTAATGTACTCTGTTCGATATGCAGTGGTGGTGAAATAATGGGCTCAGTCAAATATCGAGAAACATCTATTGTAGGTGAAGCTCGTAGTATTATAGAATATGAATTCACGGATGCTTCAGACTATTTTGCATTTGATGAGTATCGCAATGAACGTCTGACAAGTGCTTTGAAGTCGTTTGTTGGTGGTCTTGGTTATCCAGAAGAGTCGGAGCCAATGGTTGCAGATGTTCAAGTAGGTCCAAAGACCAAGAAAGAAACGAAGCACTAAAGAATTTAGCGAAAGCTAGATAATACCTCACAATAATGTGAACAAAACTATACACAACTAAATAGAGAAAATTAAATGACTAACAAAACCGAAGTAATCGTTCGTGCTCTGCCTAAATCGGGCACCTTGGAAACAGCTAATGTGTACATCAAAAATGCTGTAGTATTTTATGCAGCAGTGCATGAGCCAAAGCTTCGCTACCAATCGACTGACAAGGAGTTTAGTGCAACTGTCTTTGTGGACGAAGAAGCTAAAGACAATCTGATTGATGTTGTAATGGTTAATAAGAACTTTGCACAAGTTGGTGTAACGAAGACCACTAAACCACCACGCCGACTGAAATATCCCTTGTCTTCGCAAGTTGAAGAAGGTAAAGGTAATTACGATCTGGTAGATGGTCTGTGGGGCTTCAATATTGCAAAGCCTGAGTTCTCGAAAAAAGGCCTGCCCATGAATGTGAACGTGATTGATACAGATGGTCAAGCATTCACTGAGAACGTGGGCAATGGTTCGGTAGTTAACCTGAAGCTGTTCGGATATAAGAACCAAGATGGTCAACTGACTGTTACTCTGGATACTATGCAAGTAGTAGAACACGTGCCATTCGAAGGTCGTACTGCCTCTGATAGCGTAGAAGATGATATCCTTGGCAGCTACAAAGTTAAGAAAGTTGAGGCTAAGGTGGAAGAGGAAGCTCCAGCACCAAAAGCTAAAGCTGCTCCGCAACCTGAGCCAGAAGAAGACGAACTGACCGATTTGCCTTTCTAGTATGAACATGAGCCAAGGACGGCTCACTTATTTAAGGAGAGATTTATGAGTTTTGAAAAACATCACATTGTAGCACCATACCTTGCAATCTATGAGGCTGGACATTCAGGCTTCAAATCTAAAGCAGATCTATACGAAACACTGGCACGAGTCCTTCAAGAAAAGGTGCAACACTACGAAGAACAAGAAGCTTTGCAAGAAACTAAGATTGAAGATCCATTCCCGATTATGTACAAGACTTTGAAGAACGCTGCTGGTCGTGGCGATTGGGAAGCAGTAGAAACTTTGTCTAAAGCAATTCAACGAATTAACTTTAATTACTAAGGAGAACCAAACATGAAAGAACGTCAATCCCTGTACAGTCGAGCATACCAACTGGCTCAAGAAGCTATCACTAACAAAGAAGATGTAAAAGAACTTGTCGGCGAATTCACTTACGATAAAGAATACAACACTGATGGCTTCGATAAAGCTGAAGTGAAGAATATCGTTAAGGCAGCTCAAGCCAAAGCTAAACAAGACAACCTTGCAGAGAAAGTTGAAGAATTGAATAAACTTCAGCAGATTCAGGAAGCTTATAGCTGAGTTGGTTAAATAATATCGAGGGCGAAAGCCCTCTTTGTTTAAGAGGTGATAATGTCTAAGAAACCAATTGCAATCATTGACGGAGATTTGTTAGCATTCAAAGCCTCAGCAGCTAATGAAACTCGTGGCATCATTGCTCTACATAAAGCTAGCGGACGTAGTAAGTCATTCAAACATAGGACCGAGCTTAAAGAAACAGTTGGTGAGAAATTCCCAATTGAAGACTTTGAAATCACAGACACACAATCTGCTGAAGATATCTCATATGCTCTGCACACAGTTAAACGAATGATTCAGGGAATCTGTGAGACTTGTGGGACAGATAAATACGAGATTTATCTTAGTGGAAAAGACAACTTTCGTGATGAGCTACCCTTACCTCAACGATACAAGGGAAACCGCTCGGGACTAGTAAAACCCCTCCAACTTAAGGAAGTTATGGAGTATTTGAAAGGGGTCCACAAGGCTGAAGTTGTGATCGGTGAAGCCGACGATAGAATTTCAATGCGTCAACACGATGGTATCAAAACCAACACTAAAATCATTGGTTGTAGTACAGATAAAGATAGCATGGGCACAGACGGTTGGGTGTACAACTGGGATCGAATGCAAGAGCCAATGTTTGTCAAAGGTCTTGGTGAACTGACTCTAGATGAAAAGGGGAAAGTTCGTGGTCACGGGAGTAAGTGGAAGTATCTTCAGTGGATTGTTGGTGATACGATTGATGGATTGAATCCTTGTTATCTCGCTGGAATTAAGTTTGGTGAGAAGTCTGGTTATAAACTTCTTAAGGACTTACAGACTGAGCAAGAATGTTGGCAAGCTGTGCATGACCTTTACAAGAGCTGGTATCCATCTGAAGTTGAGTATGTAGATCAGTGCGGAGTTAATCAAGTTGCGGATTACTTGAAGATTGCACAGATGTACTGGGATGGAATCCATATGTTGAGGTTTGAAGGTGACTTTGTGAATATCCGTGAAGTTATGCAGAAGATGGATATTGTATGAAGGAACCTTGGAAACAATCTCCAGATGTGTGGCCTACAAAGTCTAGCTTCTTCACTTGGCTTAGAGGCGCACTTAGGAAATCAATCTGGCAGTTCTATCCACCAAAGATGCAATTCAAGAACGAAGGATGTTCTAAGCCACCAGATGACTATAAAGGCCGTGCAAAGTCCGGAGCTTACTGTGAACTGACAGGAGAGTGGACAGGGAAATCAGCTCTAGAGGTCGATCATCGTATTGGCAACGTAAAGTTCACTGACTGGGAAGATGTGCTTCCATTCATTCTCCATTTGTGCTGTGATAAAGATGAAATGGCTTTGGTGAATAAGGAAGCCCACAAAATTAAATCTTACGCTGAACGTATGGGGATCAGTTTTGAGGATGCTGTTATCCAGAAAGAGATTATTTCTATCTGCAAAGCAAAGAAAGATGTTGCATGGCTCAAAGAACGTGGTATCATCCCAGCAAGCAACGCCAAGAAAAGACGTGAACAAATTGAACAGGAGATGAAGAATGAGCACAACTGAGTACTTAGATAAACTTACAATCGATCAACTACGATTTGCACGGGATGAGGCAGATCGAAGGATTAAAGCTGCTGAAAGTAAACCTAAAAAGATTGTTTGGTCCGTGAATGGTGGCCTTACTTTTGGTAAGGTGTTTCGTGAAGAAGATTGGGCGAAAGCTAAAACATTCCTTCTTAGTGAATATGACAAATCTTTTGACTCTCGACTAGTTGATGAAATCCTCGGGCGAGACATTAAACCAGCAGAATTGAAACGATATGTACCAAGTCTAGACTTTACTTATGAAAATGAAGTTGAATATGAGGAGTGGTTTAAATGACTGACAAAACTAAGATGTCCAACCTTGAAAGCTACACTGAGCTGTCCATTCAAATTGCAACGCTTGACATGAAGTTGGATGCTATTTTGAAGTTGCTTAACAAACCAGAAATTGAAACTCAACCAATTAAAATAACAGCTCCCGGCCATTACAGTGCTGAGGTAGACGTTCCCCCACAATGGCCTAATGAATCCCACACAAATTATTTGAAACGAATTGGTCAGTATGCAGAAGCTTACAGTGACAATGAGAAGTTCGATGAGGAATTCAAATGAACTATTGGACAGCACAGATAGTTGCAGAATTGATTCAATTTGGTGTTTTCTTTAATTTATTCTTAACTCAACTTGGGCTTTAGATATGAGCGAAGTCATAGAGTTATTTCCAAAGAAAGTAGTTATTAAATCTGAGCAGACATTGTTGGAATTCTGGAAAGAGAGAAATATTATTATTTCCGAAGGATTTTCAACAATGAGTGTTTATCAGAAGCAAGATACACTTGATGCTGTTTTGAAGGTCAATAATGACTTGTATGAAATGGTGTTGAAACTTAAGGGAGAGATTTGATTTGAAACATTTGATCATTGCGGACACACAAGTAAAGCCGGGACATGACCTTAGTTATCTTTCCGCCATTGGAGAATACATCGCCCATAAAAAGCCGGATGTTATTATCCATATTGGAGATCACTTTGATTTTGAAAGTTTGAGTAGTTACGACAAAGGTAAGAAGTCTTTCGAAGGTCGTCGGGTTAAAGCGGACCTAGATGTTGGGCACGAAGGTATGCGTTTGATTATGGAGCCTATTCAACGGGTTCAAGAAAATCAGCGTAAAGCTAAGAAGAAAGCTTACAATCCTCGACTAGTCTTTTGTTTGGGGAATCATGAGGCACGAGCTGATCGATTTGCTAACGATAATCCAGAGTTCACAGGGTTTCTTGGCACTGAACAACTTGGGCTTGAGAAGTATGGGTTTGAAGTTTATCCCTACTTGCAACCAGCAGTAATTGATGGTATTAATTATGTCCATTATTTGGCTAACCCATTTACTGGTAAGCCGTATGGTGGTAATGCACTGAATCAACTTAAGAATGTGGGCTGTTCATTCGTGGTAGGCCACAAGCAATTGCTTGATTGTGCGATTCGTCCAACACTTGAAGGTAAGATGCAGATTGGAATTATCAATGGGGCATGTTATCCTTTTGATGAAGCTTACAAGGGCTATCAAGGTAACTTTCACTTCCGAGGCCTGACAATGCTTCATGAAGTGAAAGATGGGTTTGGTCTACCATCATTTGTGTCACTTGATTTTATTATGGATAAGTATGGAACTAAGTAAAACTTTCAGGTATAGTGAAGACAGCCCAACAGGGATTGTATGGGCTGAAGATAGATTTTCTGGTAGAAATTATCTAATCAAGAAGAGGTCTGCTGGCGATGTGGCAGGAAGTCTAGGTAAGAAGGGGTATTATCTAGTAGATTTCAGAGGAAGAAAGCGAACTGTTCACCAGATAGTATGGGAGCTATTTAATGGTGAAATCCCTGCGAATATGTGTATTGATCATATTGATGGTGACAAGTTAAACAATAAAATTGACAACCTACGTTTATCTGATACTAGAACAAATAACAGAAATAGTAATAAAAATACAAACTCCAAATCTGGTGTCGTTGGTGTAAGGTTTATCCAAATTACAAACAGACACGGGCAAGTATTTGATTACTGGAAAGCTTCTTGGGTTAGCTTGGACGGTAAAGCTAGCTATATTAATTTCTCTGTGTTAAAACTTGGCTACGAAGAAGCTAGAAATAAAGCTATACAAAAGCGAAAGGAAATGATTGAATACCTTAATGAACAAGGTGCAGGATATACCGAGAGACATATAGGAGAATTTTAGATGCAGGATTTTAGATTATATGAACGGGTTTCTGTATTGGAGAAAGAGCTTGACGATATGAGGATTCTCGTTCATACTCTAAAACAAGGTCAAAGTGATATGCTCGATCAGATTAAGAAGCTTAAGGAGAAAATGAGTGATGGCAGTGGAAAATAGTTTTAAAATTGGTGACAATGTCAAAGTAAAAGATTCTGCTTGGGAAGAATTTAATTCAAATATGAGTCTTAAGTCTTTTGGGTTTAAAAAAGATGAGGAATACGAAGTATCAGGATTTTATAATAATGGACTTGCCATTTCGCTAAAAGGTTGCTATTCAAGTTATTACTCGAAATACTTTGAATTAGTGGAAGCTAAGGTTAGTGCAGGCATTGCCCGACCAATTCTAGAAGAACGTAAAATTGGTAAAGTTCAAATGGATTTGTTCGATTCTGGCTTCCCTAACGCTATTACGGAAGTAGCTAAGGTAATGACATGGGCAGCAGAGAATAAAGGTTA